TAGCTACCGCATTAATTCCTTGACTAGTATTTCCAGCTCCAGCTCCAATTGCTACACTACCAGTTCCTTGACCAGTATTTCCAGCATGATATCCAATAGCTACGCTACCAGTTCCTTGACTGGTTTGTCCAGCAAATGCTCCAATATGAACTTCGTTGCGACCAGTAGTCCATACTCCAGCACCCGTGCCATAACCATTTGTATCAAAAAACAAGTAATCGCCATATTCAAAACCAGCTGGTAATGCACTACCAGAACTTCCACCACCATAAATTGTTCCATTAACGTAAATATCTTGAATATTCGTAAGATCTGTCTTAACTACGTATTCTCCATTTCCATCATGGTTAACTATTCTTGGACTAATAATATGTTCAAGAATATTTACAGGATTCGAAAACGGATTGTTCATTTCTTATTCTTATTAATATAAAGAATCTTTAATATGGAGCCCCTATTTAATTCTGATATTACTCTTGGCGATAGATATACATTATTTCCTATCAATCCCGAAGAGCAGGATTTATTTGATTTATACAAAAAATCAGTGGCAGTATTTTGGACAGTTGAAGAAATTGATTTCAGTAAAGACCGTGCCGATTGGGAACGATTAACAGAAAATGAAAAGTATTTTATTAAACATGTACTAGCTTTCTTTGCCGGAAGTGATGGAATCGTCCAAGAAAATTTAGCAACCAAGTTTCAACGTGAAGTTCAATCGCCAGTTGCTAGATTATTTTATAGTATTCAAAATGCCGTAGAAGGTATTCATTCTGAAACATACTCGTTATTAATTGACCAGTATGTAAAAGATAAACGCGAACAACTTACATATTTTCGTGCTATTGATAATTTCCCAGCAATTGCTAAAAAGGCAAAATGGGCAATTCAGTGGATGAATGATACAAACACATATGCGGAACGATTAGTTGCCTTTGCTTGTGTTGAAGGTATATTCTTTAGCGGTTCATTTTGTGCTATTTTCTGGTTAAAGAAACGTAAGTTGATGCCAGGATTAACATTCTCAAATGAACTTATTTCACGAGATGAAGCATTACATACTGAATTTGCAATTGCTATGTATTCAAAATTACTCAACAAATTACCCGAATCAACACTTCATGCTATTATTACAGATGCTGTTAAGTATGAACTTGAGTTTATTTGTGAAGCATTACCTTGTTCGCTTATTGGTATGAACTCTAACGATATGTCGCAATACATTAAGTTTATTGCTGACCGATTAGCAGTTCAATTAAAAACTAATAAAATATATAATGTAGCGAATCCATTTGATTTTATGGATATGATTTCATTAGAAGGAAAAACAAACTTCTTTGAAAAGAAAGTATCCGAATACTCAAAACCAGGTGTTGGATTAAATCCTGACAAAATGGTTTTCCGAACCGATGATGAGTTTTAATCTTCAAGTAATTTCTCAAATACACGACTATCATTAACTTGACCTAATTCAAGTGTAAATGAAAAATCATTTCTTAGATTTAAAATAATACCGTTACTATCTAAAACACTAACATCTAGTCTTTGGATATTAATTGGTTTTTCAAATTTATACTGTTTTGTGCTTGAATTTGTATAATTACTATCAAATACGACCATGTTTTTTGTAGTTGGTAATTGGATTTTTGCAAGTGAATAAAAATAAGTTTGATTCATACTCTCGTGATGTAATAAATCCCAGTCATTTACCCGAATATAAATATACTCATCTACAATCGGATCTGGTGAATTTTCGGCATATAAATTTGTTGTTGAATTTAAACTTGTATATGATATTTCGTTAAATCCCAATACCGTTCCAAGTCTATTTGTTGGAAATAGAATCGTTATATTAATAACACTACTCGTCGTAAAATAAACTGTATCAGTAGTTATATCATAATTTATAGTTATACTTGTAGCCGTTAATTGTGATTGAATAATACCTATTAAAGTTGTAGTATCTGTTGGTGTTGTTGCGTTATAAATAACAGGATAATTACCGTCGGGAATCGTTATTGGTATAACTGTGGTATTCGTTTGTATTGTAAAACTAGTATTGCCTCGGCTTGTTGAAAATGTATAAAATGAATTATTAAACTCAACACTTGTTAATTTTACAGTTGTAATATTCTTATACAATCTACTTAAATTAAATGAAAAATTAGATATTGGAACAACTGATTTCGCAAATGTTATACATTTTAATCCTCCCGGTAAAGGAATATATTCAACACTTCCCGAAATACTTGCATTCTTACGAAACCGTGTATCTACATTCAATACAATTGTTCTAACACTTCGGCTGTAATTTACATTATCCCGATCCGCATCGTTTGCTTGGGGTTGAATAACATGATCTGGTTGACCACGATCACCAAAATACTCATTAAATGCCTCGGGATCTGTTAATTCATTATTTGAATAATCCAATTGATTTTCATCTACATCATCCGAGTATTCGGTTTGATATACATATAAATCTCTAGCAGTTTCTTCGTAAATATCACTCAATACTTGATTGTATGATAGTTGAGCCATATCCTTACTATACATAAACGACGATTGATTAAGTATTAATCTTCTAATAACTTTTCGTAAATAGAGTTATCATTAATTTGACCTAATTCTATCGTAAATGAAAAATTATTACGTAAGTTTAAAATATTTCCATATGCATCTAAAACACTTATATTTAACTTTTGAATATTGACTGGTTTTTCAAATTTATACTCTTTTGTGCTTGAATTTGTATAATTATTATCAAAAACAGTTGTATTTTTATCTACCGGCAATTGAAGTTTTGCAAATGCACTAAACACAGTTTGATTCATACCTTGATGGTCTAATAAGTTCCAATCATTGATTCGTAAATAAATATAATTATCCTTAATTGAATCCGGCGAATTTTCTGCAATTATTCCTGGATTTAAGAATCCACTACCGTCTGGTATAGCGACAAGTGATGCTAGATATTCTATTTCTATGAATCCCAAATTATATCCAATTCCATTAAGTGGAAAATTAATTATTGTAGTATCCAAACTCGTTCCACAATCAAAATATACTACATGTTGCGATGGGCTATATTTAATTGTTATTATAGTATTTAATGCAGTGCCATTGATAGCTGTTTGGATAATTCCTAATAACGTGGTATTATCTATTGTAGTATTTGGTGATACAGCTGGCGGACTCGGTAAATAAATAGTACCTGTACTTGGATTTACTACATTAGGATAATTTCCATCAGGAATTGTAATAGTATAAACACTAGCTGATCCACCACTCGGAGTAAATGTTATCGTAAAACTAGTATTACCGCGATTACTTGAAAATGCATAAAATGAATTATTAAACTCAACGCTTGTTAATTTTACAGTTGTAATATTTCTATACAATCTACTTAAATTAAATACATAATTTGAAATAGGACTTGCGACTTTTACATCTGGTAAATTACAAAGAGCACCTAGAGGCAATGGTGGAACACCATACTGATTTCTAGGCAATGTGTATGTAGTATCTGGGTTTACAGGTGCGTTTGATTGATTTGTTCTAAAACTTGAATCAATATTTAAAACAATTGTTCGTATTCCTTTACCACTTTTTACAGAACTCTTACTCTGATCTTTAGCACTAGCTTGAATAACATGAGATGGTTGACCACGATCACCACCAAATTGATTAAACTCTTCTGGATCCTCTAGTTCATTAACATCATAATCTGTTTCTTGATACGCCGGTTTATCTTCATCATCAGAGTATTCGGTTTGATGAACATATAAATCTCTAGCATTTTCTTCATAAATATCGCTTAATACTTGATTGTATGTAAGATCGCTCATTTATTTATTATACATATTGGACAACGTATTAAGTGATAATTCATTGTTATCGCACTTTACTTGGGTTGCGTTGAACTTTACGCATCCCGAATCTGTATGAAATATTTCAGTGCTATCAGGCGTTGGTGTTTTTGGAACTTTACGAATAGGTGGTCTAAATACAACGGCAATTATCATTCCAGTTAAAAACCCATAAAAAATCCATTCTGCTAAAATCATTTATCCTTTAAAACGGATAATAATATTCTAATTATGATAAACACTAAAATGGTTAGTAAAGCTGAATTTAAGAGAATACTACCACTTGTAGATGAAAATGATGGGTTATTTCCTAACGAAACAACATCAATTTTATTTGTATATAATCGCGTTTCTCAAATTAATCATCCAAGCTTTATTAAAATCCGAGACAGACTTGTTAATTCGGGGCAAAACTTTCATACTGTTAAATTTGATAACCAATTCATATTTCCTCATATATCTAGTGTGTCCAACTATCCAATTATTGTTTATTTACAGAATGGTTGTTATTCAGGTATGGAATCCATTTCTAATTTTGAAACATAATCCCGAATAGGTTCTCTACATATAGGACACAGTTTTACCCTTGTAACACATTTTATACATAGGGCATAATGACCGCAAGGAATAACAACTTGGGTTTTTTTACTATCAAAACAAACCGTGCATTCAAGTGTATTTTCATCAGCATCATATACAGGATACTGTGAATAATCATGTTTTTCTCGGATACGTAATATAAATTGTGGTTTTACACGATAAATTATTTTATGATGAATTTTAACAACAGATATTGCACTTTGTGGGGCTGAATATGTTGCGCCATCTTCACGCAAATCTCGTGGAAATTGACAATTTGCGACTCTACTATATGTGTTTGGCGACACAATTTTAACTCGTAATTTTCCACGTTCTCGGACACATTTGAAAATTACATCCATCCATATTACAATGAAAAACGGATTTTTTTAGCTTAAAATAACTGGATATTACACGTTATAAAAATGCAATCATACTATATCAAATCATATAGTTATTCTAGTGGAACAAACTATGAAGGGCCAATGCCTTATGAAGTTGCATCTCGTAAGTATTACGAGTATATACTTAAGTATCAACCTATGGAATATTCGTTGATATCAGCTGATGAAATACCAGCTGAGTATAAGAATTAAAGAGAAAGCTAGACTCTGCAAATGCCTAAACGATTCTTGGAAAACGGAATTTTTTAGTTTAGAGAAATAGCTTACTATTAAAAATGCCCCCTAGCAGTTGTAGATTTACTTATCAAGAACTTTCAGAACAAGAATATTTTGAACATTGTAAACGTAAATCTAATAGACCTGCTTAAAAATGAAATTCTTAGAAGAATTATATAGGTTAGAAAATGGCAATCCTATAATTAAAGAAAACAAATATGATGTAAATGCACAAGAATTTGATGAAAGTATTTGTCAAACCATAAGCTATTTATGGATAATACATCTATTAGAAAATCAGTAGAGTGATTTTCAAACTACCACCTGGTAGTTTTTTTATTCAATAATTACATCCCAAAACTTATCCGTATTATATTTACATTTACAAGTGAATGTATCGCCAAGTTTATTTAGATATCTAGATATTTCAATGGTTGGAACATTTAAGTAATCGCCATTACTTAATTCATAACAATCAGGAAGTTTAAGACGTTTTACACTAAATATTTGGTAATCACTAAATATCCCATTTGAACCATGTTTATCAGAATAATACTCGTATCCACGAATACCAAATGTATTATCAAGTTGGGATTTATGGATTAATCGTATAGTTACACCTTCGTGATAACTTGTAAACATACTTAATAATAATTTCAACCAATCATATCTATATTGAAAATTGGTTTCGTTAAAAATATGAATTGAGTTATATAACCAAATATCGGATATAACGTAATTCATGTTATCAATTTTTTCTGCTTTAAAAATGGTATCTCCGCAAATACGCTCATCAATAATACAGTTTAATAGTGATGAACTACCCTTTATGTCAGTCCATATACAAACGGGTATTCTATGTTCATCATAGGTAAATAATAACCAACCAGGTATCCCAATTGTTTGACAAACTTTAAATAAATCACTACTATTGTCGGGTAAAGGTTTCTTGAATACCGTTCGGCAACTGGGCGTCCATCCGTGACGATGTAGTTGGAGTTGCTTGTCTAACGAGGTCTTCATAGCTAAGGTTATTGGTTTCTTGTGTATTTACAGTTGGTTGCGTTAAAACTGGTTGATATGCTTGAGATGGTGGTTGTTGTGGTGGAAATATTGGATGTTGTTGTTGCTGAGGAGGAGGTTGATAAACTATTTGCGGTTGTTGTGGCTGGTAATAATATTCGTGTTGACTTGGGCGACTCAATACCCGTGTAGTCATCATATATGCTACAAATTGTAATAGTGCCATAACCAAAATAGTTGATAATGAAACCATGAGTATATCTGTAAACATTTTATATTCTTAATTTCAGTATTTTTATACGATTATAACGGATTTCTTATTTTTCTGATAATACAATAAATGTTTATATTTATAGCTACAACGATTGTTGCTATATTTGCATGCTTTTACGGATTTGCAATAAGTAGAGTCGCTTTCTTAAAACAAAATTGGTTAGAATATAGATGTAATCCTATTTATATGCCAATGGCCGGTATGGTAGGTCACGATATTGTAAGTAATTTTACGAGTTGCACTATGAAAAGTTTCCAAGATTATGCTGGATTTGTTATGGATCCAATTATGGCAGAGTTTTCTACAGTAAATGATACAATTGGTGAAATTGGAGGAGCTGTTCATGATATGCGTGGAATGATGAGCACGGTTCGTGGTGGGTTTGTTGGATTAGTTGGAGGTGTTTTTGGTAAGCTACAAAATACAATGAGCTCAATCCAGTATATTATTATCCGTATGCGAACTTTAATGGCAAGAATGATGGCTACAATGATGACTATGGTATTGATAGTTAATACAGGGTTAGATAGCGCAAGTTCAGTCAAGAATGGTCCAATTATGAAGATTATTAGTGCCCTTTAAAAACGGATTTTTTTAATCTAGAGAAATAGACAGTAGATTAGAATTCAATAGATTGAGTTTAGATTTATGACAAGATGTTGATGTTTATGAAAACACACATGCGTCAATACGTTTAAATCAAATAATTGGAAACGAAATTTCGGACATCCTGTCTCAACGGGATGTAAAGGATTATAGTTTGATAACTTTGAGAGGTTATAGAGATGTATAATATTGTAATATGCGAAAGGTAGGAGCATATTATTAGGTATTTCAATTACCTAAATAAAAATTGAAATTTGTTATAACTGAGAAAACAATTATAACAAATTATGGAATGATATGCCACATATATCAATGGTAATAAACAATTGACCATACACAAACTTGTAGGACTTACTAATTCTAAGAGGAGGGTAGAATTAGATATAACTTGAATATAACAGATCAAGTCTTTGGGGTTTAGAAAACCAAGTTATGAACGTCATTTAGCTGATGACTTTGTATGCGGCGACTTTACTGGCAAGTAATTTTTGCTTGAACCAAGCCATTCTGACCAAGCTTGTCGGTTAAATCCAGAAATATCAAATTTACCAACCATCTTTTTATACTTGTTTGCATTTGCCGGATCTGAGTTTGGTAATGGTTGTGGAAACTTTACATTTTTTGAATTCTTGGGTTTAATTCCAAAACAGTTAACTCCAAATTTAGTTTCGGGATCAAAGTATCCACCATTTACACCTGCGCGACCGCATTGAGTTCTTTTTGCTGGGTCAATTTCAGTTTGTAGAGCTTCCCAAGTAGATGTTTGTGTTGGAAATAATGCCATTCCTCCTTGAGACCAGCCATAACCACACCATTCAGCACCTGCTAAATATGCGTCATTTACTTGATCGTAGGTTGCAAGTGTTGCATTGTATGCACTACAAACACCTTGGGCATCATCATACGTAAAATCATTTTCACTAACATGAAACACCTCGTTTTTATCAATTGATAACCCATGTGATTCGTTTTTTTCAGATGGTTTAGGGGCTTCTTCATGAAACTTGATATCAACTCCAGTTTGTGTAAAATCAACATCTAATACTCCCATTTTAATTAATAGATAGCCTAGCATAGCAACCACAGTTAAAACAATAATAAGTGATACAATACTACCAGTGGAAACTAATACTACAATTGATAATACTAGCAATCCAGCGATTGCAAAGATAATTACAGTAGGTATTGGAAGCATTTATTTATTATACTTGACTTGTTTTTTCATTTTTCACAAATGAATATAAATGAAAAGACAAACCTCGTATTTTATTGTAATTGGACTTATTATATTGGGAATCTTGGTATTGAACCTACATTCATCACAGCCAATAGTAGTAATGCAAGGCAGTAATCCGGTTCAATTTAACTCAACGCGCAAACATCCATTTGATGTATTTAGCGACCCATATCATCCACCAGAACGAACAAACCCATATTTGTTTGGAAGAGATTATAGTTATCAACAAGTAGGAGTATTAAATGGTGATAACGCAATGCTTCCATTATTTGGAAGACCTTCTCCTAAATCAAGTAATTTATGGGAATATTATACAATGAATGGTGGAATGAAACTTCCTGTTTCAATTGATGGACGATTATGTAGTTCTGATAAAGGATGTAATGAAATGTTGAGTGGAAATGCGGAAAAGGTAAATGTTCATGGACTTGGTAAATTTAATTCATTAGTATATGATACCGAACAATTATGAATTAATAATTGAAATCCAAGCAGGTATATTCTGAATAACAACATGCGTAGATGGAGGATTATATTGGAAATCAAGTGTTTTACTTTCACAAATAAATTGAAGTGCACAAATTACACAATCTAATTTTGATTTTTGAGTTCCAGGTGACCAACGTAAACAATAAATCTTGAATAATGCGTCTATATATGGATTCAATATTGTAGATTGTGGTGATTTACTAGCAATATCTTCTATGAGTTCCCATATCAACCAAATTGGTAAATTACAATGCCGATTCGCTATATATGCGTTTGGGCGAGTATGACAAACAGATTTAAGCTTTTGTTCGCGTTGGTATATTTTTGAATATTTTAATATCCAACTAATCCAGTATAGCGCACGTGTAAAGTCACGGATATCGGGTGTTAAACAATAATATAATTCATTGATTGGAATATGTAAGTCCATTAAATCTTGTGGTCGCATAATATGACTAGCAAAATTTGCACTTGGTGCTCGTAAATTATCGCGCAATGTTTGAGTATTAAAATCTTTTTCTACCGTTATTTTTGGTAGTTTTGGTAGAATAGATTTTCTACAAAGAGCTAATGAAGCTACACTATCACAAATAATATTTCTAGCTTGATGATTATTGCGTATTTGTGTAATTGATTCTAGTGAATAATTACTTTGAATTTCAGCAAACTTTTCATATAATTTTGCTAGGTAGGTTATTGAATTTGGTGAGCTACGATTTACATATTTCGTAGAACACTCAAAAATAACATCCCATAATGAATGAACTTGACCCGAGCATAACATTTCTAGTGCCCATAAACAGGCATGATCTGCATTAGAATCGTAGATACTTTCCATTAAAGATTTTATGACTTGCTTTTTAGCATATCCAGAAAATGTATTTATTTGAAAATCATAAATGGTTCGTGGATCAATAATATCACCCATTCGTTATTAAAAACGAATAAAAAATAACTAGAAAAAACAATGTAATTATAAAATGTTGACATTATCGTTACATGAGCCAATTTTGGCGTTACCCGTATATGATTTATATGATACATTAAACCGACAAAAAATAAATAAAGTTCATAGATTCATGCTAGCTTATTTGCGCACAAAAAGATACGCATTAAAATTACCTGAAAATTATAGATTACTAGCATTTATGATTGATTTTACAGATTCACTTGAAGAACATATCTACCAAAAAAAATATGTAGATGAATTTATGATTAATTTCTATAATTATGGAATCTCAGATGATTTCATGAATAAATTAGTATCATATATTAGCTCAATTATTTAAAAAAAAAGAAGGGGAAACCTGGATTTTTTTGATTTATAGTATTAATTGTAAATATGCAAATAATACATATCGTAATTATCGCCGTAATCGCACTAGCGGTAGATAGTGTTTATCTTTACACGATGGGCGATTCTTTTAAAAGGGTTATTGAAACCGTCCAAGGTTCGGTAATGCGGGTAAACATTGTTGGAGCAACTCTTGTATATGTTTTCATTGGCATTAGTTTATTGTATTTTGTAATTAGCAAACGTGGTTCGCCGTTTGATGCATTTGTTCTAGGAATTACAAGTTATGGTATTTATGATTTTACAAATGTATCACTTATTTCAAAGTGGCCAATATATATAGCAACAATTGATACATTATGGGGAGGTATTCTTTATTACCTTACAACATCAATCATATATAAATTTAAATTAATTTAAACGAAATTATATAAAAATGGATTATCCGTATTTACTTATTATATTAAGTATTCTTTTTATAGGTAGTTTTGGGTATTTATTATGGTATTCATTCTTATCCGGATCTCCCGCACAATCCGTAAGTAAAGCCACTTCAAGTTTTAGCACATATAGCAAGGTTACTAAGTTAGCTCCAATTGGATGTCCACAAGAATACAGATTGTGTGATTTTTTTATAACATCATCGGCATATACTGTTTTCCCTGGAACTAATTTGTATGATTATATTTCTGATAAAGTTATTCCACTTGTAATTAAAGCCGGTGTCAGGGTTATTGAATTAGATATTTATGCGGATAGTGATAACAAACCGATAGTTGGTCTTAAAAACGATACCCTTGGTGTAAATTATGCTTATAATACAGTTCCATTTGAGGCGTGTTGTGTTAGTATTATTAACAATGCCTTTAATTCGGTTAGCTCACCTGTTTCTACAGATCCATTTGTATTAAGTTTGAACTTTCATACGAATATTAATACCGTCATCAATGCTTGTGCAAATATCCTTACAACAACATGCCGTGGTCATATGTTAGATAGAACATTTAGTTATGAAAAGGTTAATCTAGCAATAGAACCTATTTGTAATTTACAAAGCAAATTGATTATTGTTAGTGGTGGAGCAATGAAAGGAACCTTGATGGAAGAACTTGTTAACTTGTCTTGGGATACTTCACATTTACGACGACTTACATATACACAGGCATCGCAACCACATGATTATGAAGAACTTGTTGATTTTAACCGTAATAATATTACAATGGTTGTTCCTGATTTATCTAGTGATTTAACGAATATGAATTCACAAATATTATTTACATATGGTTGCCAATGGAATATGATGAATTATGGTTCTATTGATAGTGCTATGGAAGTATATATAGGAGAGTTTCAAGAAAATAGTTGTGTTTTAAAACCGGCGGCACTTAGACCATTGAAACCCAAGAAATATAAAACTCCCAAGAAAGCAGACCCAAATCTATCATTTCAACCAATGCAAAAAATAAGCCCAATCTATAACATTACGGTATAAAAAAATCGCAGTATTAATTAAACACGAATGGCAAATAAATGGCTCACACATGTCAAAAAGACTATGCGAAAGATGAAGGCTGACAAGACTTACCACAAGGGCGATGGATTGAAAGTGGTGATTAAGGAAGCCAAGAAAACTTACCATAAAGTCGGTGGTGCTGATTCTGAAGAAGAAGAAAAAATGATGGGTGGACGTCGTTATAAGCGACGAGGAGGTGAAGAGGGTGGTAAGAAGCGAAAGGGTGGTGCTGATTCTGAAGAAGATGAAGAAGAAGAAAAAATGATGGGTGGACGTCGTCATAAGCGAAATGGTGGTGATGAAGAAGAAATGGAACCAGCTACTCAACAATTACCTGAAGGCGGACGACGACGAAAAACCCAACGTCGCCGTTAATAAAAAATGATTTATTTGTGTTAGTATAAATAACAAATGGGCGGCGGATTAATACAAATCGTAGCAACAGGTGCACAAGATGTTCTTATTATGGCAAATCCTCAAATCACTTTTTGGAAAGGGTTGTATAAGCGCCATACCAACTTCGCAATGGAATCGTTTCGTGTGAACTTGACGGGTCAAGCAAACTGGGGAATTAAACACTCAGCTGTGATTCCACGAAATGCCGATTTAATGTATTCTACATACATTGAAGTTGAATTGGCAACTGGTCTATATAATACGAGTTGCGGACGTCTTGGATACAACTTGATTAAATATGTTGATCTTGTTATTGGTGGTCAAATTATTGATAGATTGTATAGTGAATGGCTTTATTTATGGGACTTATTGACTTCTAGTCCAGGAAAAGCTGCAAAACTACATACTATTGTTGGATTCAATCAAGGAAGCGGGGCTACGGATAGGACTGATAAAGCAGGAATAACTGCCGGCGATAGTTGTGTAGCCGCAACTGGACGAGCTGGTGCGCCAAAAATTGTTCGTATCCCATTACCATTCTTTTACACCAAAAACCAAGGATGCGCACTTCCCTTAATTGCTCTAGCATATCACGATGTTAGAATTGATATTCAATGGAACGATCTTAAAAATATCTCGGGTGATTTCACAAAGTCTCAGACTGGATTATCTACAGGTGCACCAGGAGCGCCATTACAAGCTTCATTATTTGTTGATTACATTTACCTTGATGTAGATGAACGACGCAAGTTTGCACAAGAAAGCCACGAATATTTGATTGAACAATCACAATATAACGAAAACAAGGGTATTACAACTGCACAAAGTAAAATTGATTTAACATTCAATCACCCTGTAAAAGAACTTGTTTGGGTTGTTCAGCCAGAATATTATACAAACTGTTCAATGGCTGCAGAAAAAGGTTATAGTATTACACAACCATTCTTATACAATGAAGCCGTCGTCTACCAACAAAATATACAATTCAATGGACAAGATCGTTTGGCAAAGAGATTTGGTGAATATTTTAACACCACTCAGTCATTACAACATCATGAAAATAGTTTGTTTAGAACACCCATATATTATACTAGTGGAGCGTCTAATAATGCAGATATTGGTGAACAACATGGTGTTTATATGTATTCATTTGCATTACACCCTGAAGAACATCAACCATCTGGTTCATGCAACTTTTCAAAGATTGATTCGGCAGCTATACAAATGTCAATTGATGGTAATTCAGTCATTAATCTTAGTAATCCTTGGTGTGTTCGTTGCTATGCATTGAATTATAACATATTAAAAATATCCAGCGGTATGGCTGGACTAGAATACGCAAACTAATACCCATAATACGCAATGTCTTTAGGGTCATTTAATATGTTTTGAATTGTATCTAGGTATGAATCTATAGAATCAATACTATTTTTAACAGTATCTATATCATTTGTAAATCTTAATTTTTTATTAAGGCGATCAAGAAAACTTAATCCGCCATCATAATCGCTATCAAGACAGTGAAATGCGTAATCAACTTGCAATAAATGTTGCCAGTTTATATCGTCATCATCTTTTGGTGCATTTTTGAAAATAAAATCTACACTAACTTGGCAATAATCTGGAACATACATTTTTGTGTAATGTATATTTTATCTACGAATAAAAAATCCGTTTTTCAAAAAAACCTATTATGAGTATAAAATGTTAACACAAGCCGAACGATTTGAACGTTGTGTTAAAAATGTTAAAAAGAACTTTAAACCAGCAAATGCAAAAAATAAAAAAGGAATTGCAATTGCGATATGTACGAAATCCATTCTATGGCCTCAGAAAAGAACCCTTAGAAATTATTCGGCGAGAAATGGGAAACC